TTGCAAGTGAATATAAATCTGCAGTTTTTGGAGAACTCCTCAATAGACGCTCTGAGAAGGAGCTGTACATCGGAAGTGGTATTGTCTGCTTCATCAATGATGATGACTTTATGTTTTGAGTCGCTTGTAAGAGAGACTGTAGATGCGAAATTCTTGGCATTGTTCCTAACTGTGTCTAAAAATCTTCCTTCATCAGATCCATTAATGACATAACAATCTACACCTAGTTCATGGCATAGTGCTTTTGCAACTGTAGTCTTTCCACAACCTGCAGGACCTGACAATAAGAGATTAGGAATCTCTCCTTGTTTAAGAAACTGTAAAAAGGTATCCTTGATACCCTGTGGTAAAATACAATCTTCAATCTTTTTGGGTCTGTATTTTTCAACCCATATAAAATCACTCATGAATCCAAACTTTCCTTATATTGTTTATCAAGTATACCTGCTGTATTAACTTGTTTAAGTCCTATATTTCCCTGCCACCAACCAGTGGCAATATACTTTTCACTCATAGGAGGATTACCTCTATGCAAGTGAGTATATCCACCAGGCCATATTAATACAGTTCCCTTCTTTGGTTTTACTTTTAACTTCTGATATAAAAATTCTGTCTCTCCTCCCTCTTCTACATCATTTAGATATACCATCCACGCCATAGTTCTACTTTCTAAATTCCAATGAACATTCTCAGCATGAAACGTATGATAACCTTGAGTTGGTTCTGTTTTCTGAAGCAAAACTAAAGAACTTACATAACTGAAATTACCTAGATAGGTGTATTCATGAATATAATGAACCAAACAATTCCTAACATACTTCGTCAACTCATGGGATTCCATGGGAGAGAATCCATCTAAGCATATCTGTTTATCTTTTACATGACTAGCATTTCTTTTGAAATCTACAAACTCTGATCTGTCCATGTAGTCTACAAGGAAATCACAAAAACGTGGATCTACTGCATTTTCATATATTCCAATAAAATCTTTAATTTCAATTCTTAATTGAGAATCAATTTGTTCTTCTTTATTCATTAATCATAACCAATTTGGTTTTCTGGATGGGTCACGAAGATAATTAGATGCAACCCAAGGTTTGCTGCTAATGTAATTCTTGTAAGCAGTAAAAGTGTCAATGCTTGTGTCATATTTAAACCCATCAGGCATTGCTCTAGTAAAAGACTTAGGTTTTGGCAACCAGTCAGGAAATATCATCTTAGCATGTTCTATGGTATGTTGGCAACTATGAACTTTACCATACCTATGTGTATATTCTGCACATAAAGCAAGACCATGAATTATTAACCATGTATAATTATTTTGTGCCCAAACAGTACAGGGATGCCCTCTGAATGCACCTTTCTCTGTTTTATATGGTGTACCATCTAATTTAGGTAATTTACCAAAACCATGACCCCATTCTTCAGATGCAACAATAGCAAGCATTTGACATGTCTCTAATGGCATCTTGACAATATGTTTGTCAGGTAATACTTGAGCAGACTTAACTGGATCAGGATCAGTTACAAAGATGTTCATTCAGATGCCCTCCATTCCTTTCTCATTATAACATACTTCTCATCATATGCAGCCCTATCTCTTACTTTTTTGAAAACAGTTGCAGACTTGGACTTTTCACAGTGTAGTGCGGTTGGCGACTGCGGTGATATGGAACCATCTCTAGCGTACTTCTTTCCACTAGGATGATTTGCATACCTACGGGCGCGAGTAAATCCCATTTCAAGAAACTTCCTTGCCATATCCATTCCAATGAAGTCTTGTTGCTCCTTATAGTCACAAAACATGGAGTAGATTTTATCAGCAGATTTGCTAGCCACAGTTTCATTTACAAATCTCCAATGAGCGCATATATGGTTAGTGTAAGGGCGTACCAGTAACACTCCTTGTTCCCCCCTTCCAATGCGATAAAGTTTGCGATTTTCCTCAATTGTAAAATCAATGGTTTTGTAATCAAGTCCATAATCAAATTCTTTCATATTCTTGAGAAGTAGATTTAGTTGCTTTAAAAGCCTCTATTAAGTATTCTACTGCTTTTTCTGGTGTAGACTTAGCACCACAAGTAAAAATGTCACATTTTGCAACACCTTTTTCTGGCCATGTATGAATACTTAAATGACTATCTGCAAGCAATGCATATCCAGTTACACCTTGAGGATAAAACTTATGAAAATCAATTTTAAGAATTTCTGAATTAGATGCTATTGATGCATGAAATAAACTATTACGAACAAATCTTTCATCATCTAAAAGATCATATGGACATTCCTCTAAATCAAAAAGTATATGTTTCATCTGCCTAAAAATAAGATAAGACCACGAGCAAACATGGCAGCAAATATAACAAGATAAATCCATAATACTGTCATACTAATCTTATTCTCTCTGTTACCTCTCATATATCCTTTATAAGGTTTCTCATCATAGATGTCATAATACTTTTTCATAATTAATATTGTTTCCACATTTCTACTGGTAACAGTAGGTTTTCATAACTTTCTGTATCTCTTCTTGTTATTATAGCATCACACCCCACACAAAAACGAGAGTGTTGTAATTGTTCATATGTTTTAAATTTCTGTGCACTCCATTGAAGATTATCTAGTACATGATTGGGAATATCATCATCAGGGTTTCCAACTTCATGTGATAGATATCCAGGAAAAACAAATATATCTCCCTCTTTAGGATTAAAAATATGCTCACATCCATTTATATTTGTATCTTCTGTAATAATATTTTCTAAAAAATTTTTATATGGTGAATTTCTAGTTTCACTTATATCATGAAAAATTAATTCTTTTTCATCAAGTCCTTTGGCAATATGTGGATAATAAGTCATTGAAAAATGTGCATCTGCATGATCATGTAAATGTTGATAATTAAGAGTTGACACATTAAACCATGCTTTTGTCATGTAAATAGAAATTTTATTTATATCTACAGATAATGATAATAGATGATCTCTAAGCACATCTGCAATATAAGAAAATGCTTTAAAAAATCTTACATCCCTATGGACTAAATTAAATCCAAGAAAGTCCATTGATTGACCTTCAGAATTAGAGTATTCTAGATATGCAGAAAACCAATTATTTTTTTCTGCCTGATCTACTATACGATTACCTCTTGTAATTAATGTAGGAAATATTAAATTTTTTTCTGTCTGCATATTAAAATCCTTTTGGTTTACTTTTTGGTTTGTCAAGGACATGTACAACTGCATCAAAATTAAATGTATGACAATGATTCCACCACCACTCTTGAACTTCATCCCAAGATTCTACAATAAAGGTAGCATATCTTGAAGATACTATTTTATAATTATGTCTATCATAGAGTTTATCACTTGTTTGTGAAAAATATCTAGGATCATTCTTTTCAATTAAATTAGTCATCATGATCATCCCAAGGATCTGTTAATCCATCATTAGCAAAAAATCCTTTATAAACACCATAACCTGCTAATATAATTGTGATCACTGCAATTGATACACCAAAGGTGTAATCAGGATCTAATGTGAGATGTGGTATAATCATTAATTGGAAAGTTCAAAAAATCCAGTGAGAGTTATTCTATCTGTGTCAGTAAACCAATCTTCTTTCATATAAGCATTATGCCAATAATGGCTAGGATATAGTATCATACTGTTATACTCAATATCTGCGACATAATCCATTTTATAATTTTCAAAATTATCCTCCATAAAAAACCATTTTTTATCTTTTATAATTTGCTTTTGTTTTACCCAACAACTTTTAAGATCATTATAATCATTTCTAGTAAAATGACACACTGATTTTTTATTATTGAATGAATAAAAACCAGTTTTAACTTTATCCGATTTTGTTAGGTTAAGATTAAAAGCATAATCATTTAATGGATTTTCATTTTGATTATCACCTGGATAAGTATCAACATGAGGAAAGGCAGATACTATATTATATAAATCCATATCACTATTATAACAATTCCCATACATTTCTATTGGTACTACCTCATCTACATCATAAAATCTTTGAAGTACATCAATCAATGAAGAAAAATAAACCTCAAGTTTTTGACCAAAATCAAAAGATTTACCTGGTCTAGTACAACCCTCTGCCATCATTTGTGCACCACCATTCTTCCACCAATAACCATTTTCCATAAACTCTCTAACCTGCTCTGGATATTTAAGAACATTTTTAGCGATGTATATTGGTATATCTTTATATTTTGATTTGTATGAACCAGGCATTTCTTCAAATTTTATATCATTTAAAACAAACACTTCTGCCCATTTTTCACTAGTGCATTTCATTTCTTTCTTTTTCTTTTTTTAGTAGGTTTTTTAAACACTCCTGTTTTTGTCAATAGATATAATGATAATACTGTCCAAAATACTATCTCTAATCCTATGTTATTCATTATTCCAAAGTAGAATCAGGTTCTAATGCTATGTAGTAGGTTAAGTCATAATCTTCACTTGTAAACTTAGATAAAAGTTTTGAAGAGACAACAACATTATATGTACCAGGTATAATCTTTAAGTTTTCTTCTTTAAAGTTAAATGTAAACTTCTTATCTGTTTCACCAACTATGATTGAAAAATCATTTGATGTATCATTCTTCTTATCTCTTGCAACTAATTTAACAACACCATTTTCTCCAATAGCAGAGATATCAGGTAAAGCATAAACA